CCCGGATATAAGATGCTATGCGTACAGGTCGAGATAAGAAGGTCTCTAAATCTACAGATGGTGAACTATAATCTACATCATCTTGACGAACGTTAGGTATATCCACGGGTTTAGATTCTTCTGCAATACCAAAATTCGTTGTTACTTGTTGTACATCAGAAGATTGTTTAATTAAAATCTCATAATCTTCATCTTCAAATTGCAATGGTGCAAACTTGGTAATATTATTACTCGAAGATATAAGATTATCATAATTTGGATTATAATCAGTACCTTGAATAACACAGTTAACATCCATATGATGAGTTTGTTCAATAATATCAGTGTCAGTGGAACAAATACACTTACACCGAGGTAGGATCTCACCTACCTTCTGGGCAATCTTTCGCAGATTGCGCGCGTTGGCTCGTTTACTCGGACGGCCTGCCTTATTATTGTTTGCAATTTATTTTGAGATGTAATAGCTAATTAGGCTAAAACAAATATGTTTTTGAATAGTTCACCATACTATCATTAATTATTTATAGTCTCTAATGAAAGACTTAGCGTTTTTAAAATTTAGAACCTATAGACGCATCTCTATAGGTCTGGACAAGATCCTCCCATTCAGGGAAAGTAGATTCTTCAATCCACAATTCATATCCAGCCTCTATCACAATTTTTTGTAATAGAAGTCTTTTTTCCTCGAAAATTATTTTACCATAGAAAAAATACTCTCGAAGAGCGCTACTCACAACACTTATAGCTTGTTTTGCTGGACACACAGATTTAGAATATGTCCATACCATTAAACTTTTTTCAATAGACTCATGTTCTATTGGAGCCATACAGAAATTTGTATCATTATCTAATTTAAAACCTCTCTTAAGAAATGATGCTTCAGATATGTGTATATAAGGTCTACTTTCTGCATCTTTGTCGGCCATAGTATATCCAAGACCATATATAGCAAATAGTTTGGATATAGATGTATGATTAAACCACGGACATAGGATATTAACCCCCATAAGATTATCATCACCGTAAGTTACTAAATTAACATTGTCTCTAAAACTTTTACTTTCTCGATTAGGATTTAGTAAGTAATATGCATAACGCATATACAAACTATTAACTAGACCATTAATAATAACTGTTAAAGCATGACCAGAAGGATTGCTCCCAAAAAATTGTATTAAATCACCATTAAAATCAGTCATAGCATAAGCTGTATCAATAGCTATTCCATCTATAACTTTAAGATCTTTATCTGTATAATTGCAAGACGTCTCACAAACATGTTTTAAAATTTCAAAGGCTTTTAGTATGAATTTTGCAGGCATAGTTTTATCAAATTTGCGGTAATCTCCTGCTATAATACGATCTGTACCAAATCTAGTAACATAATCATATAATAATTTCCATTCATGTGATTGTGCAACCATTCCAGGTGCACTTTCAAAAATACTCTTATTATTTTGAATATATCTCACCAGACC